TTTTGATTCACTAAGTAATCATAAAACTAAACAGACGCAATAAACAAACACATTCATTTTCCTTTTCTTTCTTTCTTCACTTCTCTCCTTATTATCCTTCGATCAATTCATATCTCTCTCTTCCTACCGCCAATTACTCTGCTGTAGACTGAAACATCCACTCGGAATCGATATGCATTTTCTGCAATAGTGTAAGACGCAACCGCCTATGTTGATCGTCCACATCTTTGCCTTTCACATACCTCGCACTCCGCGAACGTGCCACTGCCTCCACAGCCATGTCGATCTCTCGCATCCCTTGAATCTGGTCGGACCTAAGGCCATAAAGATGCATTAAAAATGTCTCTGAACTCGAAGAGACATACTGCACGAACCTGCACAAAGTCAGAACATCCACCTGAACGCCATAAATCACGTTTAAGGCCAACCCTAGGTTGGCGACGACCACCTCGTCGTCGTATTGCTGAGCAGTATCAAGCACAGACACGTAATAGTCCAGAAAGTACGACGCTGGCTTGTCCACTGGCAGCGCTCTTCCCATTTTCTCTATCACCCGCATGATATCCCGGACTAGTTGATAATGTCCATATTTGTCCTTAACAAATACGGATGAGCAAAATGTCACGACTCCATTTCTACCGACAATTTTCATTGAGAAGCCCCAACGTTCAAGCAAGTATGCCTTGTGCGCTTCTGTGATCGGCTTGCGTGTCACCATGACACTGTCATCTCCCTTTATTAATAACCCGACAATACCCAAGTCCCCAAATGAATTCAAGTAAGCAAACAAAAGCACAATGCAATTGGTAGCTAGCGTGGCAGCACTGCCGCTTCTATTACCATAAGTGGTAGTGAACACCAAGTTGAACAATGCACTGAACACAGTGGCCTGCTCTGATGCCTTTCGCCAGAACTGCACTAACTCCTCGGAACAACCCATGAGTTCCATGACATGTAACACCAGTTCAAAACACGTCCAATCTTGAGACTTGTCGAATTTAGGTACATCAATTTCATACACGTACGTGTCGGGTAGATCTAAATTCCTGTCTGCCCACTTGCCCGAAGAGTGTTCATCCGCCCCAAAGGCGAACATTACTGACGTGTCGAACAACGTCAGGAGTCGCGACACGACCATCGTGAACACCCCGACAGTGAGCGCAATCATGTCCTTGGTGTGAAACACCACGGTTTGCCCAGCCATCACGACACCTTGTGCCTCCAACGACATCTGCGGTTTTCCCACATTCTTCGGCATCAACTTGTACTTTGATGGAATGGGATCTCCTTGTTCTATCATCGTTGCTGCTGCCAGCACGTCCGACGTGGTATGTTTCTCTGCCCACGCTGCTATCATATTATTGGACACATGAATCGGAGAACGTTGATACGACGCCATCAAAAGGCCTTTGTTGCTATGACTGAACTGTGCTAACACAGTGCTAACCGATTGTTCAACGAAGTTCCTACGTGAAC